AATACCGGCACTGTCCGGCACGATTCATTAAAGGAGTAGGACAATGGCCAAAGCAACACCGGATGCCATCATTGATTTGATGCTGGACCAGATCGAGGCGACACATTTCACTATCTGTTCAGCGGAGCCAGCCAACTATGCTGGGATCTCGGCAGTAGCCCTTACCGGCAATACAGCGGTAGGCACCATCACCGCAGCCGCTGGGGATGTGTCAGGACGGAAAAACACCTTTGCGGCGGTTACTGGTACTAGCATCACCGCAACGGGTACGGCGACTCACGTTGCCTACCACAACAACACTGACACGCTGCTTTTCGTAACCACCTGCACCAGCCAAGCCCTCACCTCTGGCGGCACGGTTGATACCAGCGCGATTGATTACGAAATCACCGACCCGGCATAAGGACAAACATCATGGAATTGCGAAAGATTGAATTTACCGAAGAGGCCGTGAAGCTGGGTGCTCAGACCTACTATGCGGGCGATGTGAAGTCATTCCCCAAAGCCGAGGCCGACGAGTACATCCGTCTTGGATGGGCAAAGGACGTAGCCACTGGTGAGCAGGGTGAGCGTGTCCCTGGGGCCACCAAGCTGCACATTGATAGCGTGTCAGTGTCGCTCTAATGAGTAAGGTGTTATTTATTGATAACAGTAATGTTATCAAGATTCCTGTTCTGACGGTTTCAGACTCAGGGCTCCCAGACCTCGGGGCGTCAGTATCTGTCACGGTGATGGATTCTGCGGGTGCGGAGGTTTCCGGCGAGACCTGGCCTGTATCCATGGCCCATGCAGGGGCTGGCGAGTACAAGGCGACACTTTCAGATAGCCTCGCACTAACTAAAAACGCGGTATATACGGCAAGAGTTACTGCCACGGGAAGTGGTGGGCAGAAGGGTCGATGGAACTGCAAAGTGGTCGCGCAAGAAAGGCCATGCAGCTGACTGAAAAGGCAATCTCTCTGAGAGTTTTATGGGTCCTTCTGAGAGTTTCCTCGGGGCGGGGCGCAGAGTCGCGATTTTTCGCTAGGCACTGCAATTTCAAATGAGGTTTTAGGTTGTGGCCGATAAGCGCGTCAACAAGGCTGACCTCGCGCAGCTGATGGGGGTGACATCCATCACCATCGGGCACTGGGTCAACAAGGGCTGCCCCTTTGTGGAAAAGGGCGGCCCCGGCAAGACGTGGGTGTTTGATATGCCCTCGGTGGTTGCCTGGCGGGAAGAGCAGGTGGCCCTGCAAGCGGTAGGGGATACAAAATCCCTCGACATTGACGAGGCTCGGCGCCGGAAGTTAGCGGCAGAGGCTGCACTGACCGAGCTGGACCTTTCCAAGCGCAAGGGCGAGCTGGTCGAGATCGAGGAGGTGGCGGAAGCGGTCGGTGATGACTACGCCAACCTGCGTGCCAAGCTGCTCTCGCTACCCGTGAAGCTGGCACCCCAGGCTGTCGGCATCCGTGACGCGGCAGAAATCCAGGCGCTTGCAGAGAGTCTGATTCACGAAGCACTTGAGGAGTTGGTCAGCGATGGCATCTACGCTGCGGAAAGCACTGACAGCGCAGAGGAAAGCGAACCTAAAGCCGCCGCCTAAGCTGACCGTTTCCCAGTGGGCGGATGAGTTCCGCCGGTTGTCGCCAGAGGCCAGCGCGGAGCCGGGGCGATGGTTTACCGCCAGGGCTGAGTATCAGCGCGGAATCATGGACGCGGTATCTGATCCGTCGATTGAGACGGTGGTGGTGATGTCCTCGGCGCAGGTCGGAAAGACTGAGGTGGTCAACAACATCGTTGGCTATCACATCCACCAGGACCCGGCGCCGATACTGGTGCTCCAGCCTACGGTGGATATGTGTCACACCTGGTCAAAGGACCGGCTTGCGCCGATGCTGAGAGATACCCCGGCGCTTCGGGGCAAGGTGAAGGCGCCGAGGTCAAAGGACTCGAACAACACGCTTCTGCACAAGGTGTTCCCCGGCGGCCACATCACCATGACCGGCTCGAATGCCCCGGCGTCGCTGGCATCGCGACCGATTCGGGTGGTGCTGTGCGATGAAGTTGACCGTTATCCGGTGTCAGCAGGCACGGAAGGCGATCCGGTGAGCCTTGCAAGAAAGCGGGCCACGACATTCTGGAATCGAAAGGTCATATTGACATCGACCCCGACGATGGCCGGGGCGTCGCGGATTTCGTCGGAGTTTGAGCAGTCCGACAAGCGGTACTTTTTTGTGCCTTGCCCACATTGCGGGCATTCCCAGCGATTGATCTGGGGGCAGGTGCAATGGGTGAAGGACGAGGAAGGCAACAGCCTGCCGGAGACTGCGGCGTACCACTGCGGCGAGTGTTCCGCTGTCTGGAGCGAGGCCGAGCGGCTTTCAGCGATCCGGCAGGGCGGATGGGTGGCCACCGAGCCCGGCGGACGGATTGCCGGTTTCCATTTGTCAGAGCTCTACAGCCCTTGGTCGAGCATTCAGGACATGGCCCGCACGTTTCTGTCGGCCAAGAAGAACACCGAGACACTGCGAACATTCGTCAACACGGCGCTGGGTGAGCCATGGGAAGATCGGGGCGAGCAGATTGACCAGCATGGCCTTTATGCCCGACGCGAGCGATACGAGGCGCCGGTGCCGGACAATGCCCTGATTCTGACGGCTGGCATCGACATCCAGCGCGACCGCATTGAGATGGAGGTGGTGGGCTGGGGTGAAGGCGAGGAGTCATGGAACATTGACTATCGCATCATTCCCGGCGACCCGGCGCGAGACGAGGTGTGGCAGGACCTGGAGAATGCGCTACAGGAAACCTACACGCACGAATCAGGTGGCGGGCTGAACATCACCGCAGCGGTAATTGACTCGGGCGACCAGACCACGCGGGTGTATGACTTTGTGCGCCAGTCGCGGCATCACAGGTTGTTTGCCGGCAAGGGCGTGCCAGGTGCCGGGAGGCCGGTTGCGAAAGTCTCGCGGTCTACATCGGGCAAGAATCGCCGGCAGGTGGACCTTTACCAGATCGGTGTTGATGACGCGAAGGCCACGATTATGGCGAGGCTCAGAGTCACCGAGGACGGACCGGGCTGCTGCCATTTTCCGATGGATCGCGATGAGGAGTATTTCGCGCAGCTCACGGCTGAAAAGCTGATTACCAAATACCGGCTTGGGCACGCCTCAAAGGAATGGCACAAGATCAGGGCCAGAAACGAGGCGCTGGACTGCCGGGTGTACGCCTATGCAGCGCTGAAGATTCTTAACCCAGTGTGGAGCGCGATCAGCCGGAAGATGCACGCGGAACCAGCGAAGAAGGCAGAGCCGGAGCTGCGTAGAACAACCCAGAAGCCCAGACGGGTGCACAAGCGGCGAAGCTGGGCCACAGATCTCTCATAAGACCCTGCGGGGTCTTTTTTTATGGGCGCGATATGCAGAATCAATTCGACACAGCCAATTACCCGACCACAGAACCATCTGAGCTTGTGTCGGGTTCTCGCTGGGCATGGAAGAAGCCCGACATAACGGGCGCGTATCCGACCGATGCCTACACACTCAAGTACCGGCTGGTATTGCAGGGCTCAGAGCCGGGGCTGATTAGCATCACTGCGGACAAGACGGGCGCGGAGCACGTTGTCGAGCTGGAGGCATCGACCACCGGCAGTTATGCGGCAGGCGACTACATCTGGCGCTCTTTCATTGCCCGTGACTCCGATTCTGCTGAGGTGTTTATCAGCGAGGGACTGCTCACGGTTCTGCCCAGTCTCGGCATGGGTGCGGATGTTCGCAGCCACACGCTCAAGGTGTTGCAGGCGATACGGGCAACCATCGAGGGAACGGCGACCAATGACCAGCTGAAGATTGAGATTGCAGGTCGCGTGATTGAGCGGCGCAGCATCTCTGAGCTGATGCAGCTTGAGAGGGAATATTCAAAACGTTGGGCGATGGAGCGGGCCGACATTAACCGCAAGGCTGGAAGGCCTGCCAAGTCGCGCACATTAGTCAAGATGGGGGCATAGTATGGGACTGTTTTCGCGGAGCAAGCCCGCAGCACCCGAAGTGCCTAAAAAGCGCACATA